GCCGAGAGATTTCCCGCCGGTATGTGCGGGTATTCTTCTCGAGCGGCGCGTATAGGTGGACTTGCACGAGATAGCGGTAATGTGCCGCGTCGTCGTCTGCGAAGTCCGCCGGGAGTTCGGTATAGTTGAAAACGATATACTCGGTCGCCGCGCCTTTATACACGCCGTCAGCGGTAGGGAGGAGGCTATCGAGCGTACCTACTAAAAGAGCGTTTACGTTCATTCGCTCGCCTCCCTAAACTCGGAGCAATTAAGCTCGTAGTATTCCCGCGCCTCCGTGTATGCGCGCTCGACCTTGTACTCTTTGCCCTCATAGGAGAGCCGCTCTTGACCGTCATAGTCAGCGGCGCGGAGCTTTACCGTCAGCGCGAGCGAGATACCCGCTTGTCGGGCGGCGTAGAACTCGCTCCGCTTGGTAGAGGACACGTCGGCGAAAACGGTCGTCTCCGTGATTGCCTCTTTCGGAAAACCGTCCGCGTCGCGCCCCTCCGTAACGGCTTTGAGCGTCACAACGTCGCGCCAGTACATGAGCTATCCCCCCTCCGCCGCGATATAGGAGTCCGATAGCGAGAGGCCGTTTCTCTGCTCTTTATACGAGGCGCGGAGCCTGTCCGCGTCCTCGTTGTCGAGCCCAAACTCCGCCTTGACGTAGGTCGTCACCGCCTTTTTGATAAGCGGGTCGGTTTCGTCGTTCGCTTTTGCCTCAAGAACGCCGCCGAGCACAAGGTCGGCTCGAGCGGCGTTAATGAGGTCGGTCAATTCCCCGTCGTGGACGGTGGAGGAAAGTCTCACGCTATGGCGGACGGAGGCGAGATATTCGTCACCGACTGCCATACTCGAGCCCTCCTATTAAGCCGCCGCCTTTGCGAGATGCACGAACGCACCGAAGCCCGCGACCGGCTTGGAGTCGAACACGCAAGCGCCGAGATAGTCGATGCTGTTCGTAGCAAGGCCGGAGTGCTCGGAGCGGACGACGGTAATATCCTGCGAATAGTTGCCGATGATATAGGAGAAGTCGCCGAGATACGCCTCATGTGCGGCGAGAGAGCCGGTAAAGTAGACCTCCGCGCCCATGATGTAATACTTGCCGTTTGCGAACTCGATAACGTTGTTCTTGCTCTTGTTCATCAGCGGGAAGAAGTCAGAGAAGAACGTCGCCTTGTTCATGCACCAAACGGCGTTACGCTCGTAACCGTCGCCGAGCAAGCCATAGAGCGCGATAACGTTCTCCTCGGTGAGAGAGGCCGTCTTGCCTACGGTAATCTGGTCGGTGCCGTCGGTGTACGCGCCGCTCGCGCCCTTACCGGCAGTCTTAACGCCGCCGGGCTGATTTGTACCCGTGCCGGTGAAAATGTACTTTTCAATGCGGCGGGCGACGGCCTCGGCGATAACCTCGACGATATAGCTCTCGAACGCGGAAAGCGCCATCTCGGAGCAAGCGCGGGAGGCTTTGACGAGCTTCACGATTTCGTAGCCGGTCAGAGAGACGGAGCCGAGGGAGTCGCTCGCGGCGGTAATGGCGGCGTTTTCGGTGTGGAGCGCGGCCTCGTCGTTCGTACCCTCGATAGCGAACTTGAAATTGCCGGGGACGTGGAAAATCTTGCATCTCTGCAAAATCGGCGCGACCTCGTACATTTTCTTGATGATCTGATTTGCGGTCGTCTCCGGGATAATGGGGAGGCCGGAGTTTGCCGCCGTGGAGTATGCGCGCTTTTCGTCGTCGGTCAGCGGCTTACCCTGCAAGGTCTTGAGCCATGCGGAGCGATAGAGCTTTTCGGTGCTCTCCGGCGCGGGCTGATTTGCGGAACGAGCGACGGGATTAGAGAGGCCAGCGGGAGAGGCCGGAGCCGCGCCACCGTTGAGCATACGCTCGATAGCCTGTCTCTTTTCGAGCTTCTCGTCCTCCTCGTTGAGCTCGCGGAGCTCTTTCTCGAGGTCGTCCATGTTGAGCTTGTTCTCGCTGTCGCCCTCAATGAGCTTACGGATTTCAGCTTTGCGGGCGGCGATTTCTGCGCGTCTCTTTTCGATGTTCATAATTTACCTCCAAAAATGATAGTTGTTGTGTGGTTGGTTAGTATGTCAAAGCTACGAGTTTCTTCCGCCTCCGGGCTTGCTCCAAAGCCGCAAGCTCCCTCGAGTGCTCCTCCTCGAAAAAGCTCCGAGCCGAAATAGACGTGTCATTATAGGCGGGAATGTCCACCGCCGACACGTCGTATAGCTTTTTGACCTTTGTGATAGTGCGGGTATGGGTAACGGAGTCATAGGATGCCTCGCGCACCGTGAAAGAAAAGGACATTTTATCGACATACCCGCCGTCGATTTCCTCATAAAGCTCGCGCCCGGCAGTTGTTCCGCCGAGGTCTGCGTCGATGTTTACTCCGCGCTCGTCGATGTTGAGCGCGAGCGTTTTGTTTCGGAGGCGAGCGACAACCTTTCCGCCGTGGTTGTAGTTGAAAATCACGTCGGACATATCGCACTCGTCGAAAGCGTGACGGTCGATAATTTCCTTGTATTCCACGCCGTCACACTCCCATAGCACCGTAGGCGAATTGAATACGATAGCCGTACCGCGTACCCGGTATTCTTTCGAGCCCTCGTCCCTCGGAACGAGGCTAAAGTCCTGCAAAGCGCGATACTCGCGCCCCTGTTTGATAGCCATAGCCTAACCCTCCTCTTTCCCGCCGGTTGGCTCCCCGGGCGGCGTAGTGTCGTCCGGCGGCGTATTTCCGCCGGTCTGGTATTTGTCTGCGAGCTTTGCGTTTACCATGTTCAGCGTTTGGACGCGGCGCGCGCCCTCCTCGCCGCCGATGGTCGGCATATCGAACATAGTCAAGATTTGGTCGAGCGTCGCCGCGCCGATTTCCGTCAAGAACTTTGCCGCCGTGACCTTTTCCGGGAGCGTCGCAAACTGGACGGAGTTCGCGGAAAAGACGATACGGTTTCCGTACCCGAACTCCCGCTCAGTAAAGAGCACATTCGAGAACGCTTGCGAGAGACGGCGGAAAAACGGGGCGATTTCGCCGCTATAAAAAGCCTGTTCCTGTTGTGGAGTCGCGGTATTCTCGACGATTTCTTTCGACACGCCGAGATAGTCGTAAATCTCCTCTTTGACGTATGCAAGTTGTGTCGCCGGGATAGGAGTCGTCTTATCCGTGATAGGCGTATAGTCGTATTTCGCGTCCGTGACGATAACGCCCGCTCCGTTGTTCTCCATACGGAGGTTGTCCCGGATAAAGTCGTCTCTGCGGCGGTTTAAGTCCTCCGTCTTGACGGCGTTCGAGACTTTCAAAATACCCCGGATAACCGCGACGAGCTCGGCAAACTTGCTCATGCTCTGATTGAGCGTATTCGCTGTCTTGAGTGCGGTATCGAGCGGTTTGTTTCCGTCGCCGAAAATATCGTGCTCGAGGAAATGCCGCCGGACGTGGATAATCCGGGAATATTCGCAAATGTACGTTGCACCCGTCGCAAAGGTAAACCGGCAATAGAGCGTACCCATGTACTCGAGGAGCTCGAAATACTGTGCGTTGATAGGGTAGACCGCCGTCAAACGGCCTGTTTCATCAAAAACCGGGTACGCTATCGCGTTGTTATATACCTTGTACTGCGCGGCGAGCTTGTAATAGAAGTCCGCCGCCGTCATGTACGGATTAGGCCGGAACTGCAAAATGCGGTCGATATAGTCGTTTACCGCGACCGTCGTCTCTGCCGACTGCCGGACGTGGCGCGGCTGTGCGGTCGAGGCTCGGCGGGCGAAAGCGTCCACGGCGGAGCGTACCGTGTTAATATCCCACATATTCCCGGAATACGGTACGAAAGTAGACTCCCACGAGCTCAAGAGCTTGTATGCGTGGAAATCTTTATTTTTCTCGCTCTTGCCCCCGAAAATAGATTGAAAGAGCCCTCTCTTTGCCATTTTTTCACCCCACTAAATACATATAGTCCTCGTAATCCCGCACATAGATAACCCACGCATTGAGGAGGGATACCATGCCGTCGATACGGCGCTTTTCGGAAATCTTGACGGGCTGAATGTTGTTCACGCCGCTTTTTTTAACGCCTGTGTTCGTCAAGCACCAAAGCAAAACGGGATTTTTGTTGTAATTGACTTTCTTATCGGCGAGCGCCGCGCCGAGCTCTCTCATAGGTTGCGACCATGTAAAAGGCCCCTGTGCAACGGCGCACATTTCAAAGCCGTTCGCTTTCATTTCGTCCACCCAATAACCGGCGAGAGCGCGGTCGTAGCCGATTTTGAAAGCGTCTATCTTGAGCTCGTCCCGCATTTGGCAGTACCACGCCGTCACCGCCGAATAATCGACGCGAGTACCCTCGCATATCGTGACGAGCCCCCGCTCCGCCCAAATCTTATAGGGCGCTTCTTGCGTGTTGTGCTCGTCGAGCTGGTCGATTTTCTTTTGAGGGAGGAAATAGTGCTGAAAAACGTACACGATTTCATCGTCGGACGAGCGCCGGATAATCAGCGTCGCGCACGTTAGGTCGGTCGTCGCGGAGAGGTCGCACCCGCCGATAGCGTAGGTGTTATAGACCTCCTCGGGCTTGAATGTGGCCTCGTTTACTGCGTCCTCATAGGAGAGCCACGAGGCCGCGCCGGTCGCCTTGACGTTGAAATCCTTGCAGAGAACGCCGGGCAAGTCCTCGGGATTTTTCTTTGCTCGCTCCACGAAGTCGGCGAGCGTGGTATATTGCTTTATCGTCCCGAGGCCGGGATTTGCCTTTATCCACGCCGTCGGGTCTGTCCACTCCTCGCGCTTGTCGAGCTCGTAGAGCACGGGGAGGAAACGCTCGTCGGGAGTCTGCCCGTCGGCTACCTCGCAAGCGTAGCCGTAAAGGTTATCGAAAACGGACTCGCGCACCGTGCCGGACGTGGTAATCATAATCACGAGCGGCTGTCGGCGGCTCGAGGTCGATTGCTTCATAACCTCGTAGAGATTGCGGTCGCGGATAGCGTGGAGCTCGTCGATAATAACAGCATGAGAATTGAGGCCGTCGAGGGTGTTCGAGTCCGAAGCCAGCGCCTCAAACTTGGAGGCCGTCGCCGGGAAATAAATGTCGTTTCGCCGCTTCTTGAGAATGGCGGAGAGCTCGGGGCTCTGCTTCACCATGTTTACGGCCTCGGTGAGCGTCTTTTTCGCTTGGTCTTTCTTGGTCGCTACGGAGTAAATCTCCGCCGCGCCCTCGTAGTCTGCGACGAGCATATAGAGCGCAAGAGCCGCGAGGAGCGTACTCTTGCCGTTCTTTCGCCCTACAAGAAAGAGTGTCTCTCGAAAGCGCCGGTATCCCGTCGCCCTCTCGAGCCACCCGAAAAGGAGTTGTATAAATGCTTTTTGGAAAAGCTCGAGCGTCAGAGACTCGCCGAGCGTCCCTTGAGACTGCTTGCAAAACCGCTCGACGAAAGTAATCGGCCTCTCGCCGACGGCCTCGTCGAAGTAATACGGCGAACTCTCGTCCGCCGCGTCCATTTCCGCCACGAGGCGACCATACACGGCCTTTACTCGCTTGCTCGTGACGATTTCGCCGGAGGAAATCCGCTCCCAATATTCCCGGACGTAGTTCACTACTTGCCCGACCGGGCGGCGGGCTTTGTGATAAAGCTCATAAGCTCGTCACCCGCCGATTTCTTTTCTTTCTCCGGGAGCAACGCGACGAGTTGGTTTGTGAGAGCGGAAAAGGATTTTATCGTCGTGTTATAGGCACGGAGAGCCGGGGACTCCCGGCGGAGCTTTTGCGCCCCCTGTACGAAATCCTCTATCAAGTCGCCGTTGTTGATTTCGTCGGCGAGGCGTTCCAGCGTGACGGAGGTCACGGCGAATTGATTGATAAGCCCCTCGGCAAACTGCCGCTTTTCTGGAGGCATTTCTTTGAAAAGGCGTTTAATTTTCTTCTTTTTCGCCTCGATTTTTTCAGAAGCCGAGAGCTCGTCGTAGCTTTTTTTATTTGTCGCCATATAATGAGTAAACCTCCCTCCGCCCCGGTTTTACCCCCCCTCATGTGCGCGCCCGGGTCAGTTCTTCCGAGGATTGAGGCGCGGTTACTTACCGGGTATCTATTTCGGCGCGCCCCGGGGGGTATGTGACGCTGTGATAATATTTCCGTCTGCATCGAAAGCGAGGCCGTCGGCAAGCGGCGGCGTTCCCTCGTGTATCAATGCGTGACACGTCCGGCAAACCGTCTCGAGGTTATCCTCGCCGAGCGCGATTGC